GTCAATACATTATTATATATTTATTATATTTTATTTATATATTACCTATTGACAGTATATATAATATATATTAATAAAGTTACATAACAAAACAAATAGGAGATAAAACAATGTCAAATGAAATTAAACAAAACATTATCCGAGATTTACAAGGCGATGTATTAAACGGGGATCATTACACCATTAATATGTTTTCTTGCTGGCTCGATGGTTCATATTTAGGCGAACCACATTACAGAAAAAATCTTGCAGCTATTACAGAATGTAACAACAACCGCAAAAAATTACGTTCATTCGTTATTAATGCTTTTACAAGTTACATTGCACACGATGCAGCTTGTTCATATGGATACGCGCAAAAAGTATTAGTTGAGTTTTTAGGCCTGGACACATTAAACAAGCTTAACGAGCAGCTAATAGATTACGCAATAGAATTTCATTCAACAAATTGCGAGGCTGCATAATGACCAAACAAGAATTAATCAATGCATTAGACAGCGGTTTAGACGTTCGCTGGTCAAATGACAGCTACAAATGCTTTAAAGATACAACAGGCATTTATTCAGTAATTTGCACGCCAAACGATAGCATGATCGGTATATTCAGCAAAGATATGCAGCGATCAAACATAGGTTTGAAAGATTGTTATATTAAACAGGAGCAAAGCAAATGAAAAATATTATAAATAAAATATGCTGTTGGTGTAGGGAATACCCAAGCGATGAACCTTGCTGTTGGTGTAATGATGATGATGATTATGAAAACGATTAAAGGAGCAAAGCAAATGAGGGTAGTTTCATTATTTGACGGTATGTCATGCGGACAATTAGCACTTGATAGGCTAGGCATAAAGCCAACTTATTTTGCCAGCGAGATTGATAAATACGCAATGCAAGTTACAAAAGCCAATTATCCCAATACACATTTTATTGGAGATGTTACCAAAGTTGACGCCAAGCTATTACCAAAGATTGATTTGTTGCTTGGCGGTTCACCATGCCAAGGTTTTTCTTTTGCTGGCAAGCAATTAAACTTTGATGATCCAAGATCAAAATTATTCTTTGAATACGTGCGATTGCTAAAAGAGTTAAAGCCAAAGTATTTCTTACTGGAAAACGTGCGAATGAAAAAAGAAAGCCAAGATATTATAAGCGAATATTTAGGCGTTGAACCGATTGCAATAAATAGCAATCTTGTTAGCGCGCAAAATAGATACAGATTATATTGGACGAATATTCCAAATATTACGCAACCCAAAGATAAACAAATAAATCTCAAAGATATTATTGAGGATGGTTTGACAGACCGCACAAAATCACATTGTATTGACGCTAATTATTTTAAAGGTGGTAATTTAAAATCATATTTTGAAAAACACAGACGCCAATTAATATTTAGTGACGATGGATTATGTCATGTAGGTGATGCAGACTTAAAAGGTCATGGATATGTAAGGCGCGTATATTCACCAGAAGGCAAAGCGCCAAGTTTATGCGCGTCTTCTGGTGGCAATCTTGAGCCTAAAATACTTGTTAAAGGTGCAAGGTTGGTCAATCGACGATTAGACGAAAATGGAAAACGTAAAGATTACGATAAAACAATACCAAACCAGCCACAGATTGAAGTTAGAGAAGATAATAATTCAAATTGCTTAACGACTGTAACTAAAGACAGCATATTGGTTGAAGATATGTCTTGGCGTAAACTTACCCCGTTAGAGTGCGAGCGATTGCAAACTGTGCCAGATGGTTACACTAAATCAGTATCAAATACCCAAAGATATCGCATGTTAGGCAACGGCTGGACTGTTGACGTAATATCACACATTTTAAGCAACATGGAGCAAAGCAAATGACAACTAAAGTAATAGCACAACCTTGGTATGATATGGCTATCCAGGATAAATTTAGCATTCAAGTTGATGAATTAACATTTCATATACTAGACGAATTAGGCAAGCCAATTGTAAATGATGATTTAACGCCAATGAAATTTAGATCATTACGAGAATTGGATTTTATAACAGATTATCTTGAACTTGATGATTTGGAGATTATTCAATGATTAGTAACGACCAAAAAATGACAATATCTTTAATTGAAAACATGGACGAATTGAAGTTAAAGATATTTTTATTCCATAATCTTGAAAGTGTTGACCCACATTTATATAAATTATTGTTTAGCGCAATTAAGAGAAAAAACCTTTCTACTCGTGTTTGGCAAGCTTTGAATTATATGTCTGGGAATAAAAGGTTAGGATGGGGAAAGCCATATAGTAAAGATTTTTGGAGTGAAATATATTTTTATGATGTAATATTAAGAACTGAAAAGTTTTTTAAAAATATGCCAAATATTGGTAAAAAATCAGTCAACGAAATTAAAGAATATTTAGAAGAATACGGTTTAAAACTAAATACAGATTTAAAAGATATTAAATATGAAGCGTTAAAATCTTTAAACCTTATCAACTTAAAACATGATTATTTGTTTGTTGAAAAGAGGGGCTTTATGAAATGATCGTTACATTATCACGAAAAGAATTGAGCGATTGTAAACAAGCTGCAACTTTACGCTGGCAGTTAGCAAGATTAAGCGGTGTTGTAAATCAAAGAAAAGATAAGGGCAGAACCGACCAGGATTTAGATATGCTTGGCCTTATGTCAGAATTATCGGTGGCAAGAATATTTGATATAAAACATAATTTATTTCAAATGGGTGTTGATGATGGCAGCGATATGTTTTTACACAATATATCAATTGATGTTAAATCAACATTTTACCCTACGGGCAAATTGTTATTTAAATCAAAAGCAAGTTTTAAATCGGATTGCGCTGTATTAGCCTGCAAGATTGCACAAAACCAAATTAATGTTGCTGGCTTTATACCTAAAAAGATATTTTTAGCACAAGCTGAACAACGTGATTTAGGACACGGCAAAGGATGGATGATTGAACAATCTGAATTAATGCCTTTATCAATGCTTTGGCAAGTTGCTACTGAACAAAGAATTAAGGAATTGAACATATGACTTTTTTTACACTTTTAAGCATTTCTTTGACTTTAGAAGGTGGATCGAACTTTGAAAAAATGTATGCCAGCGCAAAAGAATGTGGGGATGCATTGCCAGCAATATATTACGAATATTATCCACATTTTCCTGATGCAATGGGGCAATGCATACAAACAAATAAAGTTTCATCAATGAATATTAAACCAAAACTACGTCCAAAGGGGTTAAAATTATGATTAAAGATATAGAAATTAATGTTGGTGGTAAAAAGATTGTTTTTGACACCAATAATATTTTAAATGAAGTTTTCAAAAAACACATAAAAGATATACAGAAAAAACAACGCGATGAAATGCCTATTTTAAATGAAAAAGGTCATTTTGTGAGGTTTATAAAATGAAAATAGCAGTTTGGTTTTCGTGTGGCGCAGCAAGTGCTGTGGCTTTAAAATTAACAGTTGATAAATATGGGGTAAATAATGTTCGAGCTGTAAATAATCCAGTTAAAGAGGAACATTACGATAATTTAAGATTTTTAAAAGATGTATCAAATTGGGTAGGAATTGATATTGAGCAAGTCAAAAATAAAAACTTTCCTGGTGCATCGGTTGTTGAGGTGTTTGATAAGAGAAAGGGAATGTCTTTTCCAATGGGTGCGCCATGCACAGTTGAATTAAAGAAAAGGGCAAGGCAACAATGGGAGGCAGAGAACCCTGTTGATTATCATGTTCTTGGGTTTACTTTTGATGAAAAGAGAAGGCATGAAAGATTTATATTAACTGAGAGAAGTAATGTCTTACCAATACTTATTGATGCAAAGATGACAAAGGATGATTGTTTTAGATTTTTATCATCTGCTGGCATAAAATTACCAAAAATATATGAGCATGGTTTTCCAAATGCTAATTGTATTGGATGTGTTAAAGCAACAAGCCCTACATATTGGAACTTGGTAAGAAAAGAATTTCCAGAAGTTTACGAGCAAAGATCACAACAATCACGTAAGCTTGGGTCAAAACTTGTTCGGGTGAAAAATGAAAGAATATTTTTAGATGAGCTTGACCCAAATGTTAAAGGTAGGCCAATGAAAACAATGCCAGATTGTGGTATTTTTTGTGAGGAAGAATAATGCCAATTGATCCTAGAACTGTAAGACAAATTAGAATGGCAGCTGAACAAGGCTTAACGCAAGCAGAAGCTTCAAGGCTGTTAGATATGAACCAAAGCTATATAGCACGAGCAAAAGCTTTATATAACATTAAATTTATAATGCATGAGGATAAATATGCAC